TGGAACCGTCCTTGTGGTGGTCGAAGACGGCGTGGTTGGCGAATTAAGGCCGGCCGAAAATGCCGAAGAAAACCCGGAAGACATGGAAGCCGAAAAGGGTGACGGATTGAAGGAAGAACAGATCAACGCATTGGTGGACGGTATTGCCGACATCCTTTCGAAGTTCAAATCGGACGTGAAAAAGGACATCGAAGACACCGTCAAGGAAAACGCCGAAGCGTTGCGCCTTGAATTCAATAAGCCGGCCACGACCGTCGAAGATGAAACCCCGGAAGAAACGGACAAAGACAAGATCGTTAAAGGTCTTTCAAAGTTCGTTCGGGAAAGAAACGAAGACGGGAAGTAAACCGAATTAAAAACTTAAAAAATTTATATTATGCCTACAACTTACAGTAATGACCCAACCCGTATTTTCAAAAATACGCAAGAGGTCACCGACGACCTGACATTGACCGCCGCCGATTCGGGAAAAACAATTTTCCTCAATGCCGCCGGTGGTGGAACCGTCACACTTCCGGCCCTGAAAGCCGGTGTCTTTTTTAAATTCATTATTGGCGCAACCGCCCCAACAACGGCATGGATTGTTGATAGTGCCGAAGGGGACAACATTAGCGGTGTTCTGACCGTTAACGGTGCCTTGGTTGCCGCCGTCGCTGAAGATCAAATCAACTTCATTGCATCGACGGCCGTTTCCGGGGATTCAATCGACCTTGAATGTGATGGAACGAATTGGTATGTTACCGGCCTTGGAAGTGCCGCCGGATCAATCACCGCAACCGATCCGTCGTAAACCGAATCAAAAATCTTTAAAAATATAGAAAATGGCAACAACTCTTTCACTTACAACAAGTTACGTCGGCGAAGCCGCAACGGACTTGATTAACAAAATGTTTTTCGCCGCCAAAACTATCGGCGAAGGAAACGTCACCATCAAAGATGACGTGAACAAAAGTCACAAGATCAGGCGTTTGGCCGGCACCGGTTTGATTGCCGACCCCACTTGTGATTTCACCCCGGCCGGGACTATGACCGTAACGGAACAATCCCTGACCGTCACCCCCTTTGAAGTAAATGTCCAACTTTGTAAAAAGGATTTCAAACACGTCGATTGGTCTTCCGTTCGCATGGGAACCGGCGGCGGTCGTAACCTTTCACAAGACGTCGTGGACGCCGTCATTGCTGAAATCCTTGGCCATGTAGGTAATGAAATCGAAATGTCAATGTGGCGGGGTGACACATCCGGCTCAACGTACACCCTTATTGATGGATTTACCAAGATTATGACCGCCGGCGTTGCCGCCGGGAATAAGACCACCGCCGCCGCTTGGACAGCCGCCACGGCCGTCGCCAAGTTCGGCGCAATGTATGACATTGCCGCCGCCCAACCATGGTTCGACGCCCCCGATTTGGCCTTTTGGGTTGCTCCCAATATTGCCGCCATGTATAAACAAGCCTTGGCCAATCAAGGATATATGGATCAATACCAAGTTGGGGACAAGCCTTTGAACTTTGTCGGCGTTCCGATTTATGTGGCCCCCGGGTTAGCAGGATCAACGGCCGTCATGTCGCATAAATCCAATCTTTATTTTGGAACCGAAAGCGTTTCCAACGCCAATGAAGTCATGGTGAAAGATATGCACGAAGTTGATTTGTCCGACAACATCCGTTTCGCCGCTTATGCTGCAATGGGTGTTCAGGTGGGTTGGTTTGAAGAAGTTGTTTTACACCTGCCGGCGTAATTATTCACATTGTTGGGGTTTGGGGGTTCGTTTCTTGATTGAAGCGTCCCCCATTTACCAACGCAAAACCTTAAAAATATGTCATGTGATTTAACAAGTGGGCGTTTACTTGACGAATGCTTGGTCGGACGGGCCGGGATCAAAACGTTGTTTTATGCCCCGTTGGCCGATTATGAAGCCTTAACAAGCGTCACCGAAAGCGGTGGGGAAATCACTTCTTTGGGTGCCGTGGCCATTAGCATTTATCGGTTTGAAATGGCCGACAATGTTGGCAGTTTTGAACAAGCCGTCAACGCAAGCCAAGAAAACGGAACGTCATTTGTCCAACAAAACTTGACACTAACACTTTTCAATATCTTGCCGGCCGATCTTGCCGACTTGAATAATTTAAAGGTTGGGCGTTGGGTAATTTGGACACTTGATTTTCAAGGAAAAATCCGGATGTTCGGACGTTATAACGGTTGCACCGCCAACGGTGGAAGCGAAACAAGCGGAACGGCCGCCGGTGACAAGAAAGGGTTGGACATGACCTTCGTGGCCGAAGAAAACGACTATGCCGTGTTCATGGACGACTATACAACCACCCCGTTCGATAACTTTGCGAACGTGACCGTTGTGCCGGCTTATTAAAGGTAAGTCGATGTTTTATTTTACAGAAACGAAGCAACTTTGACGCCGGGGGTTCGCCCCCGTCGTTAAGGTTTATCTTATAACCTTATGGCACAAAACGAATCAACGGTCGAACTGAAAAAAACGACGCTTTCCAAAGAACGTTTTTCCGTATTCAATTTTGAAGAAGTCGAATTGCCAAGGGTGGTTGAAAAATCACATGAAAACTTTGTCACGTATGGCGAAGACAACCAATTCCCCCAACATTTAATTGAAGCATGGTTGCAATCTTCGACGCATAACGCAATAAGCAACGGGATCGTTCAAATGATTGCCGGCGACAACATCACATTCAGCGAAAAGGTCGTTGACGTTGAAACGTGGGCCAAGAAAGTGAACGCCAAGGGCGAAACATTGTCCGAACTGATCCATAAAACGGCGTTTGACCTTTACTTACATGGATATTTTGGTTGGCAAATCGTTTGGAACCAAGCACGAACGAAGATTGTGTCCATTTACCACACCCCCGCCGAACAAATACGATCCGGAAAGGCCGACGAAAGGGGTGTTGTGGATGAATATTACACGTCTTGGGATTGGACGCAATACCGAAAGAAGAAATTTGAACCCACAAGGATAAAGGCGTTCGACCCTGCCGACCGTTCGGAAGGGAAACAAATGTTGTTCGTTAAGCAATACCGGCCAAGTCAATATTATTATTCAACACCTTCATACATTGGTGGAATGAATTACATATTGTTAGACAATCGGGTCGGCGAATTCCATTTGAATAACATTGAAAACGGGTTTTTCCCGTCTTCCGTCGTCCAATTTTTCAACGGCGAACCCCCACAGGAAGAAAAACGGAAGATCGAAACCGGCTTCATGTCCAAGTTTACCGGGAAAAGTTCTTCCAAGATCGTTTTTGTTTATAACGACAACTTGGAACAAAAGGTCGCATTTGACACACACGAACCCGCCAACATCGACAAACGCTTCCGTGAATTGATGCCGGAGATTTCCAAAAACATTATGATTGCCCACCGTGTCCCGTCCCCTTTGATCTTTGGCGTTCGGGATTCAAGCGGCCTTGGTAACAACGCCGAAGAATTGGAAAGTTCGTCGTTGCTTATGAATAAATTGGTTGTTGTGCCGTTTCAAAAAATTATCCTTGACGCCTTGGCCCAAGTATTCCGGATCAATCAATGGAAAGTCGAAGTGACAATCGAAACGTTGCAACCATCCCAATGGTTGGAAGGGCAGTCGGACGACGCCGACGCATCGACCAACGACAAAGACACGTTCGGCCGCCAAGGGGTCGCCGTTATTACCGACGAACTTGTCACCCCAATAATTAAACACTTAAAGAAAAAAGGGGAAAAACGGGAAGACTTGGAAAAGGACGGTTGGGTCTTGATACAAGACGAATCCAAAATGACGTCCGAAGGTTTGAAATTGCGGTTGATGCCCGTCGGGTTCTCCGACATTTCTTCGAACCCCGAAGACCCTTCGTTCTTGGATAAAGGACTTTATAAAATCCGGTATGAATACCGTGGCCCCCGGGACGACAAGAACCGGGATTTTTGCGCCGAAGTGCTGGACTTAAATTTGATCTATCGTAAAGAAGACATCGACACAATGACGACCAACATGGCCAATCCTGAATTTGGTATGTATTCAATTTGGGATTACAAAGGGTCTTATGGGTGCCGGCACCGTTGGCACCGCCTTGTTTTCTTCCGGAAGCGAAACCCCAAGGGACAATTCCTTCCGAACGAAGGATTGGAGAACGACAAGAACGTCGGGCCGTCGGCAACCCCGGCCGCCGTTAAGCCGGCCGACGAAGCGGCAACAAAGAAGAACGAAAAACCGAAATCGTAATGGCAAGAACAGAAACTTTGATAATCACGGAAGCCGATTTTTTGGAAGATGCCCCCGTTTCGGGTGACCTTGATTTTTCTTATGTGGAACCCCATGTGTTGGCCACACAAGACAAATGGATTCAACCGGTGTTGGGCCAAAAGTTATATGAAAAAATTATGGCAGACATGGACGCCGGAACCATTGCCGACCCTTATTTAACGCTTTTGACGGACTATATTGTCCGGACGGCCATTTGGTTCACTTGTTATTCGGGACTGCCATTTTGGGGCGTTAAGGTGGTGAATTCGGGTATTATTCAACGTATCGTTGACGACGGAACGCCCCTTGATTTAAACGACATCGACAAGTTGGCCGAACAATGCCGTGGGCAAGGGGAATTTTACCAACAACGATTGATTGACTATTTATGTGCAAATTCGTCCGACTTCCCGGAATATTCCCAAACCGAAAACGGGGAATTGGGGCCGTCAAATGTAAATTATTCCGGGGGATTAAATCTTGAAA